TAGAGCAAAAGTAAAATCTACTGCTGTTCTATCCATCATCTGGTCAAATAATTCAGCTACATCAGTATCTCCAGCAGTTGCTGAGAAGTCCATAAGACCATCAGCACTAAGGCTAAAAGACTTTTGACCACCTAATAACTCTCTGAAACCAGCAGAGTCTTTAGTTGAGATGTCTATTGTATCTACATTCATTGAAAGTGAAACATTCTGAGAATGCATCAATTTCGCTTCCGTTCCTCCACTACTAGGAGAAACTTTTAGGATTAAATCCGTTCCGTTAAAAATTGCCATTTTCTTTTAATTTTAAAATTTATAATTAGCTAATATCTAAATCTTCAGAAGTTTCCTTCTTCTTAGATTTTTTCTTTGTTGTATCTATTGCATCGTTATGCTGTAAGAAGTTAAAGACTGCTCTTACTACTTTGTAAGATTCGCCTTCTACATATTCTACTCCTCTACACTCAATGTTCTTTTTTATCTTTACTTTATAGGTTTCCATATCTATCTATTTATGTTAAATCTGTAATCTTGTGCAATACCATATAAACCAATACTACCAGCACTATCATCGTAAAGCTCGTTTTGGTCTTGGTAAAATATCTTATCTACTACTACACCACTATATGTCCCACTAACGTAGTCTAAAGCTGTACGAATATGACCAGCTAAAGTTACCATATCAGCGTAGCTATTATGATAAATGCTTATCTGTACTCTTACATAGTCATACTCACTTACTCCGTTCTTAGTGTTGTTAGGCTCATCTCCAAACATCTGATAAGTAATGTATGGTAACTTAACGTCAGTAGGGAAATTGTAACGACTTGGAAAGATTCTCAAGTTGCCACTTGTAGTAACTAAAGGAGCTACGTTTGAATCGTTGCTTAATATATTATATATTACTTTACCTATCTCCATTACTTCATTGTTTTAGCAAATCGTTTTTCTATAATCGTTTTGAGTTTAGTAATTACACTATCCATTACTTGTTGCCCTTTTGCTCTTGCTGTCTTGTCAAGCATTCTTAATGGTGGAGCGTTATAATATCCATACTCGTGAAAGTAAAAGTAAAATCCAGTTTTATCTTTAGATGAAAAACTACCCTTTACTCTTGGTCCTACATAAACGCTAGGCTTTCTCCCTCCTTTAGTCTTTCCGTTTATTATACCTATAGACTTTACAAGCTGTCCAGTTTTATCAGATTCAGCACCTGGTCTTAACGGCTTAATATCATTCTTTATATTCGTTCTAAGCTCACTTCTCAAAGGTGTAGCAGACTTTCTCAAAGCACTTCTAAGAGTATTTCTTAGCTTAGTGTCTGAGCTAGGAAATAACTTATCCAAATCTTTTATAATTTGTTTAAGTTCTTTTTCGTCTATTTTAGCTGATACTATCATTGCTCTGGAAAAGGGTTAATACCGTTATCTATTAATATGTTTATCCAATCTATTTCCTTAGTGTATAAGTCTACATTGTCCCACTTAGTCTCTAAGCATTGATAGGTTTCTAGCACTCCATACGATACTATCGCATCACTATCGTTCCATACGATGTAGTAACTCTTTACCTCTGGGTAACATATTTCTGTTAATCTTAAACTCATCAGCCAGTTAAATTATTTAGTTCGTCATCACTTAAAGCCTCATTAAATACTGCTAGTGCTTTGCATTTGCCGTAGAAATCGTCGCCACCTTGTCCACTATCAAAACTTATATTGTTTAAAGTATTAGAACTAAAAGTAGAGCCACTAGTATCTGAGCCTATTTCAACTCCATTAACCCATAAAGCAAAGTCATTAGCTTTCCATTTTAAAGCAAATTTTGCAAAACTTGTTGAGCCAGATGGATTATATGTAAAATCGCATTGATTAGAATTACTTACTCTTACTATTGCTCTTATTTGATTATTTGTATTATTTCTAAAATGCACACTTACAAAGTTATCATCTGTGCCATTATTAATAGTTATATATCTATTAATATTTGTTTGCCCTTCTAAAACAGCAATTTCTCCATATAACACACCCTCTGTTGAGTTTATTAAGTCAGCACTACCAGCACCAGTTGCAGTCTCTGTAGCTCTTGTCTCTGTGCTTCCAGTTAGTGTTGGTATATATGATGTAGGGTGGGATTGTTCTTCTAGTTGTGCGCCAAAAATATATACGCCATCTTCTTGAGCGTTACCTGCAAAACTAGGATTTCTAGCAGCATCTGTTAATACAGGTACAATCAAAAATCTTCTTGATGTACCATTTGTAGTTTCTGTAACAGATATTCTATACCATCCATTAGGGTATGCTTCTATTGTAGCGTTAGATATATCTCCACTAGCCTTAGCGCCTGTTGATAAGTTAAAGTTTTGATACATAGCAGGAAAACCTGATGAAGATGCAAGTTGAACAAAATCACTTCCTGCCGATTTAACAAACAAACTAAATGTATACGTTTGTCCTGATGATGCGCCTGTATAGCTATCATAATCAGTAAAATGAGAACTTGTAGAAGTTGTTGCAAACAACTTATAAGTATTACTACTACCATCAGGAGATACTATGGTGGTAGTTTCTATTGTTGTATTTGCTTTATTCCAATAACCACTAGAATGGTCAAACTCTTGACTATAAGATAAAAGATTAGTAGAAGTAGGCTCTAACAATATATGACCATTATCTCCATTACTATCATAGCTTATTCTTGGAATGTTGTTGGTGTCTATTACTTCTTTGACTGATATTGTAAAACTAGCTATACTATAAGTTTTTGTACCATCAAAACCACCAAAAACTGAACCGTTATCTGTAAAGTATATTTCTTTAGTAGTAGTAAAATCATAGTTTTGAAATAAATAACTCGAACCATCATAAAAATCAAAATTGACTGTACCTGTTATTGTTCCTGTTGGAGTAATAACTAACTTATATGTTTTACCACTTGTAGTATTGAAATCAAATTTTGGTCTTAAAGAACTTCCTGTAGTTCCATCACTTGTAGAACTATAAGAGTTGCTAGATATTTGCGTTATACTACCACCACCAACATTCACTATTGATGCTACTGATGGCATTAACTCACTACTAAGAGTTCTACCTACCATCTCGACTAAGCCACTAGAATTAACTCGACTAGCTACACTAGCTCTAGCAAAGTCAAAGTCCTCATAAGGCTCTACTACTGGTGCTACGTTGTAAAGCGTTCCAGCCTTGTAACCAGTAGGAGTTAAGATTATACTTGCTTTATTTAATAGTCCGTCTGCCATTAGTCAATATCGTTTAAGTCTTGTAAGAATGCTTGGCTATCTGTAGTGTTCTCTACTACTCCTCCAGCATCTACTACTCTTGTTGTTAGTATGCTTATGTAATCGGCTGGTGTTGGGTCAAATATACCTCCATCAACAATAGTCCAACCATCGTCCTCTATTAAGCTAAATCGTGCAGCATAAGCTGACTCTGTAAATTGTGAGCCTCCGAAGTTTATACTTATATCGTTATCGTGTCCTCCAGCTTGCCAAGCTATTAGCGTTGCATCGTAGTTAGAAGTGCTTAAACCACTAGCGTTCTGCATAAAGTTAGTAAAGTTAGAGACGTTACCTATATTCCACGCTGCTAGAGATTGGTCGAATAAGTCGCAGTTGTAGAGCATTTGTTGCATATTTTGTACATTAGTTGTATCCCAACTATATATGTCTCCGTTGAATTGTGAGCAACTATAGAACATCTGATACATAGTCTCTCCATTAAAAGTGTCCCAAGAATTTAAATCTTGGTCAAAACTAAAAGCATCTCTAAAGGTTCTGTAAAAGGTCGTAACATTACTAACATCCCAATCGTTTAAAGGCTGATTAAATGTAGTAGCATCATAAAAGCATTGACTTAAACTTGTTACTGTACTTATATCCCAGTTGCCTATAGCTCCATTAAAATTAGTACAATCTCTAAACATTGAACTGAAAGAAGTAGTAGAAACAGTAGGAGCATCTGTTGCACTAGCATCTAAATTAGTACATCCATAAAAAGCAGCAGAAGTAGATAAATCTAAAACTCCCTATTGTTTTATATCAAGCATTTTAAGCCTATCTCCAGCGTTATTAAATTGTCAACCTTGTAATGTTCCCTCTTTGCTTA